TGTGATACTCTCTCTAAGTTTACTGTAGGACCGTCTGGATGTCCTAGTTCACCGAATGCTCTCTTTTTTTGGATAAATTCTTTATTGTATCTTTTCACTTCGTTTTCCAAAATTTCTTTTGGATAGACTCGACCATTTCTATTCTTCATGTTAGATTGAAGAAAGATACCTTTGATTTTATATGTCTTTTTACCGTTAGTTTCTTCTACAAGATACTCGGCATTTTGTACTTCTTCGGAAATTAGTTTCATATGTTCTCTCTTTGTACCAACTATTTATACAATTTATTACCTAAACTCTACAATTAATGTGTAATTGTCACCATTTGCAAAGTTTTTAGTAGATAATAGTATATCTCCAGTTGGTGTAGTTGCGTTATTAGGTACTTCATTACCAGCTGGTCTTAAATCCCAATAACCTTGACCTGATAATTCTACCATTGTTGCGTCTGTTACTCCGTCCCATAATAACTCTACAGCAGACTTATTATTTGCTGTATTAATTGAGTACCAAATCTTACTTAACTTTCTGTTACCATCTTCGGTCATAAAAGTTGTTTCAGAAGCGTCAATCTTCTTAACTAAATTTTCTCCAGTACCGTCAGATTGGTTTGTAAGTTTAACTACAAATTTAACACCTGAAGTATCTGCTATTGTTTGTGTTGTTACTATGTCAGCCATTACTTATATCCCGCTTCTTTGTGTGTTTCAATTACAAGATTATACTTTGTAACTGTATCATCACTATTTAAACTTATATCTCCGATAGGGTCTTGTAGTTTTACCTCATCTGGTTTTAAACCCCAATTACCTCTACCTGATAATTCTACTTTTTTAGTATTGTCACCTTTAAAAAATACTGTGACATTACCTGTTCCTATTATTTCATACTGCATATTTGCAATAGAAACTTTAGGTTCACTACTTGCATTATTACTACCAACTACATCAACTAATAATTGTTGAAATTCTGCACCAACACCATTTGAGTTTACAATAATCTTAAAATCATCATCTACTAATTTGGTGGTTGATATAGTCATTTAATTAACTTCTTGGTGAACCGACAGCACTAGCATGACCATCTGCCAATGTAATAGTATCAGTTGTACCTTTTTCAATTATAATAGAATCGCCAGCTGCGTGTAGGTAAATATTACCTAAAGTTGTACCACCGGCTTCTTTTACTATAACTGATTGGGCAGCACCTGTAGCTACACAATGAACAAAATGAGCTAAACCAATGTTGTTAGCACTAGGGTTGTTAATAAACTCTCCCTTAACTATAACTGTTGCCATTTTTATTCTCCTAATTGTTCTTCTAATTCTTTATCGAAATAATCGTAAAGAACCTTAGTATTAATATTATGAAACTCGGCAGCCTTATCTACGGCACCCTCAAATACTTTAATTATATCGCCAGTTTCTTTTTGTATTCTTTCGTAAATATCTTTTACTGCGTCCTTCATTTTAGGACTTAAAGACTTAAAAGAATCCGAGTCGATATATAATTCTCTTTCGACAATATTACTGAGCTTGAGTTTCGCCATCACTTGCAATCTCTAACTCTGCTTTACCGTCTAACTCTGGTTGACCAGGTGTTTCTACTGAACCATCTTGAGCAAATGTTCCAGGTGTTGCAATCTCTGGTTTAGGGTCACTAAAAGCTTGTGCTTCTGGTGTAGTTTGATTAAACAAATTAGACGCTAACTCTTTTCGTTTAATGTCTAATGCGTCACCCATTTTATCTCTTAATGCACTTTTAAATGCTTCACCAGCGTCTGCATTATTGCCGGCTTCTAAGTTATCTATAAATGCTTTTGTGTTTTCTGACATAATTTCTCCTATAAAGTAGTATCTGTAACATCAGCAGTCGGAGCAGATATAATACCGTCATCAATTTCTTTTTTGATTTGATTGTCGATATCTTCCATCTCTCTCTCGTTTTGTTTCAGAATGTTTTTTCTCACATATTCAACTGAGTAAAACTTACCAATGTAATCACGCATTTCATTTGCTAAAGCTAATCGCTCTCTCATCATTTCAGTATGTTTTAATTCAGCAAAATGACCATCTTGTAAAAAATCGTATGTAATACTATCTCTTACTGATTGCCAATCTTCTTCATTAATAATACCTTTAAGAATTAATTGAGTTCTTAAAATATCATTAAATAATTCTGTGAATTTCTTTCTTAATCTTTGTACAAATTTTGTAAATTTAAGTTCATCTCTAGTTATTTCTGAGGCTCTGCCCATATTAAAACCTGAGTTAGACTCTAATCTACTAACTGGTACATTTAATGAACGATAAAGTTTACTTCTAAAGTATTCGATATCGTTAATTTCTCCTAGATTTTGACCGCCAGGCAAAGTGCTAATATCAGTACCTCTTCCACCTTCTCTACTCGGTAACCAAAAATCTTCCAACATTGACATATAATTTCTGTCATCTCTGATTTCTCCTGTTGAGGCGTCATAAACAAGTTTGTTTCTATACCTTGCCATAACATCTCGTAAGTATTGTTCAGCCTTAACTTTAGGTAAATTACCTACATCAATCTTAAATATTCTTCTTTCAGGTGCTCTCGCAATTCTGTAAATAACAGTTGCGTCTTCAATCATTCTTAATTGATTGACAGGCTTGATAGCCTTTTGCATGTAAGATAAGACCATGTTTTTGTTTTGGTCAATTAATCCAGACGGACAATAAGCAATTGTGTCTGGTGCAATCTTAATGCCACCTGAAGTAGAGTTGACTACACCTTTTTCATTGAATAGATAATATTCAACAAACTCGTCAACTACTGTAAGCATATTAGGACCTGTAACTCCTTCAGGTCTTTTCTTTCTTACTTCTCTAATTCTTTTAATTTTTCGTGGGTCAAGGTATTTTAATTCTGTAATACCTTTCATAGTAGAGTTTCTATCAATTACTTTTTGATAAAATATTCTACCATCAACATACCATCTTCTAAAGATGTCATGTCCTTTAGTGTTAAACTGCATAAGTCGTAACACTTCTTTAAACTCATCTTCAATTTTTCTTCTCACATCTTTGCCATAAGGTAAATGATTAACATTTACTCTTACCGCTTCTTTGTTCTCATTTGCCACAATAGCTTCATTGACAATATCTTCAATTGCCAAGTCGCACTCGGGGTGTAGTGAGATTTCTCTATATCTTCGTATAAGGTCAGCTTCAGTTTTGGAGTTTCCCTCCATGTCGAGGTATTGTCCAAAATAGCCGCCAGCGGCGATGGTTTGTGTACCATCGTCCGCTGGAGCAGTTGTAAAGCTTTGCTTTGGATCCGACTGTTTTTTCAGCCTTGATATAGAAAATCCAAATAATTCAGCCATAATATTTTTTCCTTTATTCTTTGTTAGTAATATTTATACTAGTTTTAGGTAGTAGTATTACTCTCAAAGTATTGATAATTGAAGGTTGCCGTAAATTCTTCTACAGCAGCCGCCTCATCATAGTTCAAATCAATTGCACTAATAGCAGTTGGGAACAATCCTCTTAAAGTATAAGATTTGATTGTATTTCCGTTTCTGTCTAAATGGTCAACAAAACAATCAACTTGATAGTCAACTGGATTAGTTAAACCCTCATTGTCAGTCATGTTGTTGATACCATTCTGCCATCTTTCAAATGCGTTTCTTAACTAAAAGTTTGTATCGTTAAGAACCGTTACAGACCACTCATCAAAAGTTCTGTCTCCAGCAATTTTGATTTGTCTGCCTCTGAAAGGAACATTGACTACGCCAATATTCATAGCAGGTATTGTTGTGCTTCTACATAAAAAAGCTAGGTCTTCTATTTCGCCACCAACTTGAGCGTAACCTGGAAAAGGCATTGTTACCTTAAACTGGTTACTTCTAGCGCCACCGCCAGCAAGTTTAGCTTTGAAGTCATTAATGTTTGCCATTTTTTATTTCTCCTCTACTAACCTGCTACTTCGTCAAACGAAACGCCGGTTCTTGTTGCTACGAAAGACAATGTAATGAAGTTAATGCTTCTTGCTGGTTTAATGAAAATTTCAGCAATGAATTCATTTCTA